GTTTACAAGGACCACACCACTCAGCCCAGAGATCTAATAACTTAAACATCAATCAGCACGCGAAGGCCAGAGACCATTGACGCAGATGATGTAATGAGTACCCTTCATAGGGGATTCTAATTTTGGTAAAGCAAATGTCTTACCAAGCTCACCACCAAAATTATTACCCAGAAGAGCGTAAAGAGCTTGATTTGAATTTACATTTAGAATACGGCCGTCACATGCCATAAAACCTACAGGATCATAGTTAAATGCTACTAACTTAATTGCGCCAAAAAATTCTTCATCCATCGTAGCCTCCATAAAAAAATATTACCTGTTATTTATATTGGATTGATAGCTCTACGATCCAATATATAACTCCTGATTGACACACCGTATTACGTTGTGTGTTTTACCACTCTACCTTTATACCATCCATCTGGTATAGAATCAACATATTTTTTTATTTTTTTATTTTCTATATTGTTTGTAATCCACATTGAACCATGTTGTGAATTTTTAGATCCTTTTTGAGAAAGACTTTGTTTTTGTTTTTGTTCATCAGAATATTTTAACCCTTTTGTGGTTGGAATAAAAGTTATCGTGCCGTTTGCCCAACCATCTTTTGTTTTATTTCTAGCATTGTTGCGATAATCATCTGTAATATATGATCTATCTGTTAGAGAGTAATCTCTATTTGCAGCCAATTTTTTATTATGTGAAACATGGTTCCTCGTTCTGTTTATAAAACTAAACCCTCCTTTACCACCTTCACATAAATTATATGTATTGTCTGATATGATTACAAGTTCTTTCTCTTTATCGTTCATTTCTTTTTCTGTTTTAAAAGTATAAAGGATTTCTTTTTTAAAATTTTTAATCCCGTACTTTTTTATAGCATACTTAAGAATTTTTCCAGAACCCATATACTCATCATTTAAATTGGTTGTCTGGTGCTTTCCAATATAAAATTTATTATTAATAATATTAGTTGTTTTATATATTATGTAAAACATAAAGGAGACTCCATCTATAAAATAGTCTTATATGCTATTTATAATAGATGGAGTCTCAATGTGGAATGCCAGGGAATCGAACCCTGTCTTGAAGCTTGCAAAGCTACCGTGCTCCCGTTATCACTAGCACCCCGATAAAAAGTGAAGGTTGCCCAGTCATCGGATCGTCGATCCAAAATTACAGGTCACTACCTACAATCCCTCTAACATCATTCAACAGGAACGAGTATGCATCCTCTTTTCAGTGTCCGGGTTTCCAAGGTTAAGAGCCTTTCTTTACTATTGGCGTGACGCCACAAGCCACCCAATAATAATTGTACTCACCCGACCTCGCCTAGGTTCTCAGAGGTACTACCAAATGAGTACTTACACCTAAGCCGTGAATCTACACTGCCTGTTGAATCTTGGAGCATCGAGAGGGAATCGAACCCTCTTCACTTGGTTGGAAGCCAAGAATAATAACCAATATACTACCGATGCATTATTCTACCTTTAACATAACCTAAATTTAAATATATGTCAAGATCTTTTTTTTGTATTTTCTTGTTGCCTTCTTCATTACAAATCCAACAAGTCCCATATTGAGAATTTTGTTTCCCTACATTTTTAGATTTTTGCATTTTTTTAATAGTTTCAGGATTATGTTTTCTATCTTTAAACCCAAACCATCCTTCTTTATTTCCACGTATAGCTACTTTTCTACTAAGTTCTGGATATTTTTCTCGACGAGATTTAAATCCTTTTTTTCCAACGATAGTGCGCCAAGTCAACCCATATTTTTCTTCGAGAACTCTGTCTGCTAACTTCCGGCCCCTTTGATGAATACCTTCCCATTTATGAAGGTTAGCGTTGATATAGCCAAATCCACCATGACCACCCGGACATAAATTATAAGTTTGTTCAGATATAATAACAAGTTCTTTTTCTTTTTCTTTCATATCAGATTCATTATCAAATATGAATAATATTTCTTTAATAAAAGATTCTAACCCATATTTTTTTATTGCTGCTTTTATTAATTTACCTGAACCCATATACCCATCATTAATATTATTGGTTTTATGCATACCAATATAATACTTATGGTTTATTTTATTTGTTATTTTATAGATTAGATAATTCATATATTTTCTTACATTTAGCTACACCCGCAATCTCTTCTTATTCTCTACGAATGCTGATAGAGTTTTCTTCTTTAGAAACTTGACCATTGCATTCGATAAAATGTCCATCGTCATTGACAAGCGACCAGCTAGGAACATCGATAGTCAGTCTCTCAGCAGTATATGATGCACCGCCGACTTCAGTGACTGCCCACTGATTTTCTACAGCTGTATTTGATTGATAAGTGATTCTAATAGCCGCCATTTTAATTTCCTTGTGTTTATATTACGGAATATACTATTTATTATTACGTAAATCTTTTACACGATGTTCGAGAACACTAACAGCTGTTCTAAGATGACCTGTGTCATGATCTTGATATTGACTCTTTAGAACTTCGATTTCATGTTCAAGAACTTTAACATAAGTCCACCAATCAACCATAATATGTCTTTTTGTAAAATCAAAGGAACAAACCATATTTTTTTCTGTATCTTCTATCGATGTCATTTCACTTCTCCTATTTCTACATGATCATTTATTTTAAGCTGCAAGAATACCTTTTAGCCTATCAGCAGCATAGCTAGCAGCAAAAGCGTTTGGCTTAACAAGAGGAACCACATTGCACATACCTCGAATATATCCCGTTGCTTCATTGATGACACAGCTAGAGCCGTGATGCTCATCAGGATTAATATCAAGATGTACTTCAACGATGCGATCTTCCAACACTTCTGCCAACTTCAAATATAAATCCGCAATCTTCATTACCTCATTCATCAGACGCATACGAGGTTTATCTTTTTGCTGATCGAAATCTCTCTCACGAACGACTTCACCGAATATCTTACATCCACGATTGCCATCATAATGGATCACTATAGCTAAAGTATAATCGGCATGCCATACATTGTCAACCATAAAACGTTCAGAATCGCCGCCGATGTAGATCTTTGTTTCAGGTGTCTGAGCATTGATAAACTTAGCCACTTGTTCGATATTCATCTGTTGTCTAATCATCCTGCTCTCCCACTTGATTGAACTCGTATTCGAATCTGTCATCATCAGATAAGATCCACCTTGGCTGATTTTCTACAGACCAATATTCCGTTCCTAATTTTCTGTCTATTACATTTTTACCCCATTTTGTAACAAATGATGGTTCGAATGCCTTTACTCTGTTGTTTGGCTGGATAGCAAAATTGCCATTATCAAGCTGTATAACATGGCCGCACTTGTGTTGACCTGGAACCTGTGAAAATCCGACATCTAAAATATTTGAGTCAGCCTGAACCCAATCGAGAGTAAAAAGATACTTACCCTTTATTTCTTTACGATTTCTATCATAGTACAACATGACTTTTTCTGATAAGAAATCATATTTGTTCACTGCGATGTAAGGTGAAAAAGAATCCCAGAGTACTAGATTATAAAGTTCTTCTTGTAGTGTATCTTCTCTAGAACAAAATGCATGGATAGGCATTCTCCACCACAGACCACCATCTTCCATGATAAAATGAAAGAGGGGTGCGCGGTGAGGCACAGATGCTACACCTATTATGACAACCGGCAAATAGGTATCATCTTTTTCAAATTTATGAGGTCTGTTTTGTAAAAAATTTGATCTGACAAAACACTCTATAGGCGGAATATTGGCATTTATAAAAGACACGGTCACCTCTATTTGTTGGAGCGGCTGATCGGGGTCGAACCGACGACATTCTCGTTGGCAACGAGATGCTCTACCACTGAGCTACAGCCGCATTGTTATTATATATGGAGGTCCCGAGAGGACTCAAACCTCTAACCTTCTCGTTCGTAGCGATGTGCTCTATTCAGTTGAGCTACGGGACCGTATCAATGAAATATCTCAAAAGGTTTTTTAATTCCGAATTTTTCTTGTGCTATCTTGTTTGTTGAAGGATGATGGCCTTTCCTACAATCAAACTGCCTGCAGGCCATGGGTCTATCATCATATATCGAACATCTATTGTCTTTTAACATAGAGCAAGCACCCGTAACAGGATCCTTATACATCATCGCATCCAATCCAAATTCAGATTTTTCTAAACTGATAGGATATTTTTTTGATAACACTTCTTCGGGAGAAAGAAAAGGAGAAATCAAACAACAAGCAAAACAGGTGCCACAAGGAACGTCTGATGCTGGGCCTTCTCCGACAATACAAATGATATTATCTTCAATCTTATATATTTTTTTAACCATATGTCACATCTTCAATCTATTATCATGTCCAATTTATAATAACTTGTCCAGCGCCCCCGTTACCGCCATTTGCGTCGCCATTGGCACCATTCCCGCCTGCGCCAATTACGACAGTTATTTTTTGACCCGCAACTAAACCTTCATATGAATTTGTGAGGCCCAATCTAGCTTTATTAGTTGCAAAATTTTGGCTTACAAACCCACCTGAGCCTCCACCTGAGCCCCCTGCGCTCACTTTACCTTTATTGAAACAATATCCAGCACCTCCGCCGCCGCCACCCGGGCGTTCTCCAGCAGAGGCATTGGCGGCCCCGCGATTAAAAATTCCTACGCCACCTACACCTCCTTCGCCGCCAGCTAAGATGACACCTTCGGCGTTTCCTCCATTACCTCCATTAGTACAGATACTACCTCCTACATCGACATTGGGTCTGCCGTTGTTACTGCTGTTCGAATCACCTTCCCTCGAGGGATTTGGGCTTCTATTGGAAGGTGTTGTGGTCATATTGCTTGCACCTCCTGCGCCCCCTGCGATTGTTCCGCCCCTAGATGCTTGCCGACCTCGTACACCACCTTGGCTTGTTAATACAGTAGTTGCGCCGAGATGCCTGACAGTAGCGCTACTAGAACTTCCGCTAGTACCTAATGCTTCACCTCCCTTATATGAAGCGCTCCCACCGCCACCGCCGCCGCCCCATACCCTTATATTCAATAAATTTCTATAAGGAGGCACAGTAAATACTGTACTAGCATTGATTCTTTGTAGACCCGGCACCACAGGATCAGTCGCTCTTTTTCCATAAAAATCAGCGAGAGTTAGATTATTTTTTGTAGTAGTAAATTTTCCTGAACTGTAAGGAAAATCATTCATCCAATAGGTGGTTCCTGTATAATCATCGATTTCAAACCCGTTGCCATTAGTCCTATATGGGCCAAATTCATCAAATATCATCTGCATTGAAATAGGATTGCCGGAATTAGGTAAAGGTGCCATTTTAAATCTCTTATTGTAGGTTGTACTGCTATATTTATAATGAGATTGAAAAGATCTTATCTATAGCTTTCTTCAATCTGACAGGATCATATGGCATATGGATATATGCATCTGCGCCAGCTTCAAGCGCACCCACAAACAGATTCCTGTCCATGTCAACAAACATCATCATACACTTGATGTCTTTCAGATCGACATCTTCACGAACTATTTTGAGGAAATTTAATCCTGCGAGATATTCTATGCAATCCATCATGACGAGATCATATCTCTCAGCACGCATCTTATCGAGGGCATTGCCAGCATCTGATGAAGTATCTATATCAGCGAATCCTGCATCATTCAATGCTTTCTCGATGAGATCTGCGACCTTCGTATTCTTATGCACAACAAGTATTTTTATATCTGACATGTATCGAGATCCTAATGTATCTTTATTTATGGAATTATCTGATCTTCTGGTTTATTAGCATATCTATAAATATATCGAATCAACTATACACGGTATTGATATAAATGACAACAAGAAAAACAACAAGAAGAAGAAGACAACAACCTGTGCCAGCAAGTTCTAACAGGAACTTAATGGGCATCAGTGGCGTACTAATGATTATTCTGACCAACTACCAAGAAGAAATTAAACAAGTGATATCAACGTTATTAGGATCAGCGAAATGAAAATATTTGATAAATTTATTGAGATTAAACAACTTCCGTATATGATCTCAGGATTGATATTTCTCTGTAGTATTGGGTTCCTTCATACCAACATGGAGAAAACCAAGCATCAAAGTTTGATAACCAGCTCTATCACGCTAGGAAATCTGATGAGTCAAAGCTCAGACGATCTAACAAACTATGCTCGTTACTATGTTGCTACAAAGAATCCTGTCTGGAGAGAGCAATTTGAAAAGATCCTCAAGGCAAGAGCAGGTGAGATACCTAGCGATGACGGACGCAAGATCAGCTTCGTAGATCGTGTCAGAGAATTAGATTATACCAAAGAAGAACTAGAAGTATATGAGCAAGCAGTTAAACTGAGCAACAATCTTGCTGTTCGTGAGACTGAAGCATTTAAGATAATATTAGACATCCGTGAAGGTAAGACGAACAACATAGAAGATCTGGAATCTAAAGCAATCGATCTTGTCTTTGGCATGGAATATCAGAAATATAAATCTGAGATCATGGACACCTCTGCTAAATTTTCTAAGGTGGTCATGAGTCGTTTGAATGCTAGCGACCATTTTATCAAGACAGTAGAATGGTCATTGATCACGACGATAAATGTCAGTTTAATCCTGCTTGTTACCGCTCTCAAGCATAAAGAGCATATGGTAAAGAAACCTGTCAGAGCTGTCAGGAAAAAGAAACCTGTAAGACGAATTGTTAAAAAAGTTTAATCACCAGTTTCTTTCTACTATGAACTGACCACCTGTACAGGATATTTTAACACTCACTTTAACATCATTCTTGCTGATTGCAGTGATCGAGGCAGATTTCTGACTCTGATTCTTCCAATCTGATTTAACATCCCATTTATTATATTCGTATTCCACAACTTTATGCTCGAACTGATGTAAACGTAAATAGCAAGGACCCCATTCAAGCGGTCCTTGCTCTATCTGTTGTTCTGCATGTGAGCTAGTCGGAAATAATAGTAACAAGAGAAGTAATCTTTTCATGACAATCTTTCCAATAAATGGCACCCCGACTAGGAGTCGAACCTAGGCTCTCAGTTTTGGAGACTGATGTGCTACCGTAACACTTCCGAGATATTTCTTTTGGTCCATGCTTCTTCAAAACCCTCCTCACGGAAGCAAGCTTCATGGTTGCCCCAGATTCTTTTGAAATAGCTAGATGATATTTCTTCGATATCGATATCTGACCAACCTTCTGGGATAAGGTGACCTTTGATTATCCAAAAATATCTGTTTGCTTCTTTTGTTTGTTCTATTGTCATACTGTATTTATATCTGATATCGTTTGTTCACTAAAACGCCAGCTAAAGTACCCGCAACAGCTCCGATTGTTGCTGGTATTAGAAGCCAAACATCTCCAACATAACTAATCGTTACCCCACTTGCTAAAATATAAATGGTTCCTGAGTATCCGGCAGCCATATATGGACGATCACCCTGTACACTCTTAATGTATATTGCATGAAGAATGTCAACCAAAAACATTCCCATAAACGCTACAAACCATTCAATCATAACATCCCCCTTAATGGCGATCCGTAGGGGTATCGATCCCCTCTCACTCGTTAGACAGACGAGCATCTACACCTGCTGATTCACGGACCTTTGTTTTTATCTTGACAAACATAGTACGGTGATCATAATACATACCGTCTGGTTCATTTTTTATTTCTTTCATAAACCACCATCTATCTAAGTTAGGTAGTATATCAAATTTAGATAATGAGTATACAGTGTATACTTTTGTTATGGTGTGTAAGCCACCTAGTAAATACAGTCCGATTGCATCGTGATTACTCCATTATGTTATTCTTTATCATGCGACTTCTTTCAAGAAATCTCTATTGTAATGACCATAAGTTTTACGGTCAGGATGATTGTGGTATGCTTCACGATTTTCAGTTCTTGTTGTCCATTCAAGATTTGAAGGATGATAATTTCCATGATCACAATCGATATGATTTAATTCCATTGCATCTTTAAAAATCAATGCTTTTACTGATTGTGGCGTTTTCATCCAATTTTCTGCAGAAATGCATGAAGGTTTTGTATAAGGAACTAAAGTATGTCCTACGAGACGATGAATCTTAATTGTTTTTCCGTGACCTTTGATACGGAATGATGATCTAGGATAATCTCTAGAATCCCATCGATTATAACAATAATTCATTTTTACGCCGAAAATATACCTTATGGTGCTATATATTTGTCCAGACATATCCATATAATAATCTTTAAGTATTTCGCCATGCCAAATTACAGGAACTGTATCAATCCCCTCATATTTTTTAATATATTTAATTCGAGTTTCAATATACGACTTTTGAAGGTGATCGTCTTGCATTAAAAATTCTTCATAATTGTTCATAGTGTGTGTTCCTGTGTTGGTTGTCATTGTTTTAATTATAGAACCTTTTTAAAACAATGTCAAGCAGATTATTTAAACTGCAGTCCTGTAATGTACCAATGATGGAGAGGAGGGTGAGATTTGAACT